GTCCAGGCCTTCCTCAAGCAGCAGCGTCCCGCGGGCTTTGGCGTTGCGCTCCTCGAATTCGGATTTGAGCCGCTTGCGGGCATTCTCCGACAAGCTCTTTGGATGTTTCAGCACGCCGCTCGGTGCAGCACCTTCGCGCCAGAATTCCGCAGTGAATTCCTGCAAGTTTAGCGCGTTGCTCACCGCATCCGCTGATCGCACAAGCCGCGACACGCCGAGATAGGCGTCATTGCCGCGGTCCTTCATGTGCAGGCACTCGGATTGCAGGAACCGACGCGGCAGGCCCGTGCCGCCGAACCACGGACCCTGATAGGCGATCACGTCAAATGCCAAGTTCAAAGTCGGCAGCAGCTTCACGCTGACATGGTTCCACGGCACCGGGACAAGCCCCGTCGGCCAGCCGGAGGTGTCGCGCTCGATGACGGCCAGGGCATTGCCTCGCAGGCAGCACTCGGCGACGTACCACTGCGCGAAGCTCGGCCAGGACTGATGCCGGTTCGCCGATCTGAACAGGGCGGCAAGCCGGTGATCGGGCCGTTCCGTGCGGCCGTTGCCGGTGCGCTCGTAGAGCGTGACGGGCAGGCTCGCGATGCCCGCCGAAATGACGTTGATGCAGCTCGCGATCGTGCTCAGATTTTCGGCCAGGTAGGGCGTGATGAAGCGCGCGCCGGGCGACATCGAGGTGAAGCCGAGGCCGGAGTAGCCGATGCCGCCGAAGCCGAGGCTCAGGCCGGCGGTGTCGCGCTGCTCGGCCGCGCCAGGTGAACGATCAAGATGCGAATTTGCATCTTGATCACCACGCCGTCCGAACAGCCGGGCGAGCATGCCCGCCATCAGCGCACGCCCTCGGCCTGCAGCAGCGCCCGGAGCCGGCGGAGGGCGGCAGCACCGGCGGGATCCACGGCCCGCGCGCGGGCGCGGAGCGCGATGCTGGTGCCGTCATAGGCCGGATGGCCGCGCACGACCGATACCTCGTGCAAGGTCACCGCACGAAGCTGGCGGGTGCGCGCGTCCGGCCACGTCTCAGTGTCCGCCGTGAAGGCGAAGCTCATGCCGCCCAGGTCACTCCGCTGCGCCAGCACGAGCAGGTCATTGCCGAGAGAGGTTGCGGGCAGCTCCAGCGAGTACTCGAGCCCGGCCGCCGTCTCGGAAAGCCGGAGCGTGCCCGACCTGGTGCGGCCGAGCAGCGCATCCGACCGGTGATCTGCCAGCGCCAGCACGTCCGCGCGCTTCGCCAGCGTGGCCGTGAACGCGCCGGCCATGATGGTTTCCGAGAACAGGCCGGCGATGTCGGTCGCACGGTTGTACGGCGCCGCGACGCCGTACAAGGTCCGGCCCGCCGTGCGGATTTCAGCAACCGCGCGCCGTTCCAATTCCATCGGATCAGGGCGCGTTGATCTCGACCGATGCAGCAAACGCAAGCGGCTGGCGGATTGCGACATCCGCCGTCGCCATGGCGCGCACCATGACGGACCCCTTCGGGTAGGCCACGCTGTCGAACGGATTGAGCAGCAGATCCAGCTCGGACCAGAAGCCGAGCACCAGCATTGACCAGTCGCCGAAGATCAGCGCGGACAGCACGTTGCCGCTCGTGCTCTTGGACAGGTTGGCCGGCACGTTCTGCGAGCTCGCCAGCGGATAGCCGGCCAGCACGTTCGGCTCGCTCATCAGCATGTTGGAGGCCGTGTCGGTCGGCGTTTTCAGCGTGGCGCGCAGCAGCTTCACCGTCTTGGCGTTCGTCGCCCATCCTAGGCTGCCTGCCAGGGCGTTCGACTGATCCACGAGGCCGATCAACGCGATGAGGTTCGCCCAGCTCGGTACGCCGCCCGTTGCGCCAAGGCTCGGCCCAGCATTGATGCCGGAACCGGCGGCAAGCAGGCCGTTCGGCTGGCCGGCGCCGCCGCCGACAAGCGCGGCCTGGTCCAAGGCAACCGCGATGATCTTCGCCAGGTCGGCCTCGATCATCTGCGCGACGTCGATGCTCGGCTGCAGGATCATGTTGCGCGAGAATTCGGTCATGCCGCCGACGTGGTGCGGTGCGAGCGGCACCTGGTCCACCTGCGGGTCGCTCTCGGTCACTGCCACGCCATCGGCAACCCAATAGCCGGTTGTCGACGCCTTCAACCGCGGAATGGCGAGATTGCCCTGCAGGCCGGACAGCACCGTGGCGCCGAGACCGCGCACGACGACTTTTTCGCGCAATCTGTCGATCATGTAGGGCGCAACGTCGGTCTGGATCAGGTTCGAGCCAGGGCCGCCGCCTGGTGCGATGGTGGTGAATGCGCGCTGTTCCGGCCGCGGCCGCACGCCGGAAAGCTGCATGCTGAACAGCAGGCCCTCGGGCTGGCGGCCCGATCGCCGCGCCAGCTCGGCCGAGACTTCGCGCGCGCGCCCGGCGCCGGCATCGGTGACACCGGGCAACTGCGCGCGGAGCACGTCCGAGGCCGTGACCTGCGCGGCCAGCGTCTCGAATGCATCGCCTCCGCCGCCGGCCAGGGTGCGGCCGGGCATGCTGAGCTCCTCGTGCTCGATGAGCTCGGCCAGGCCGATCTGCTTGTCGATCGCGGCCAGTGAGGCGCGCAGCTCGTCCACCTTGGTCTGCTGTTCCGGCGTCAGGCCGTCGCCGGCGGCGTCCCTGATCTGGCGCAGTTCGGTGATGATCGGCTCGCGGCGCTGCCGAAGCGTGTGTGTGCTCATGGGTGCGCTTTCATGTGAGTTGCCGGGCCTGCCCGCCTTTCCGCTTGAGCGTTGGGCATTCCCGCCGGCTTCTCCGAGGCGGGCTTCGCTGCCCGCGCGGCCCGGCGGGGCGCGTCAAGGGCGCGGGCGGGAATGTCATGGTGCCGACTGCCGCTTTTCGGCGGCTCGCTGGCGCAGCTTCTCGCGGATGCCGTCGAGCGCCGCCATCCGAATGTCTGCGACCTCGAAGCGGAACAACTCGATTGCAGCTGGAGCAGGCGAGGCCTCTGCCACGACAACACGCGGCTTGCCTTTGCGCGGAATCACTTTCCACGCCGACAGCCGCATGATGCTGTGATCCTTGCGCACCAGGCGATGCACGTCGTTGGCGATCTGCGCTGCAAACGCCGGCATCACTTCGCGCTCCCAAAGATGGCCGAGCACGAAAGCAGCGATCAGGTGGTCTACGTCGAATAGGCGCACGCGGCCTGCAACTGTCGTTGGGGCCGCTGTGTAAATCCCTCGCACAATAGCGGAGTTCCAATCCGACCGTTGCAATCTCGCGAATGCGAGGGCGTCAACCGTCTCCAACCCCTCGACATTTGCCATCGTCCATCCTTCTGATAGTTCACAAGGTGTGCGCACCGTGCTTTTATGCGAGTGCCGTGTCAACTAATTCCGCAAAAGGTCTGCGATGGACGACAGGATGGCCGGAATTCAACGCGTGATCGGGCGGCTGGTCACCGAAGCCGAACAGCTCTCGCTGTTCCGAACCGCAGAGGCGTTGAAAGCTGAACAGGCAGGCGGGCGCGTTTTCACCTTCGAGGAATTCTGGATTGCGCTGCTGACCAGAGGGCTGGCGATGTCGGCCGCCGAGGCGAAGCGCATTGCCAACTTCGCACTCTGGGATGGCGAGGTGCCACCAGGATCCACGATGCACTGATGCTGGTGGCCGAGGCGTTTAGCAAATTCACAAGCGTTGTGGGTTTCACTGGGAATGAAGGGGTGCGACATTGAACGAGCAATTACCGATCGCGTTGCCGCTTTGGCAGAGCACAGTGCCAGTCGCCGATCGGGCGCAGCGCATCCGCGATCTGGTCGGCGTAGCCCGCACCTGCATCATCGAGATAGGCCGCGAGCTGATCGCCGCGAAGGCCGATGTCGGGCATGGCGCCTGGTTGCCGTGGATCGAGGCCGAGTTCGGGTGGTCGCAGGACACCGCCGAACGGTACATGCAGGTAGCCCGAGCCTTTCAAATTCCGCACGCTGCGGAATTTGGCGGCCTCACCATCGACGCGACTGCGCTCTATGCGCTGGCTACCCCCGACGTACCGCAGGCTGTCCGTGACGAAGCGATCGAGCGCGCTGAAGCTGGTGAGCACATCACCAGGGCAGAGGCGGATGAGATGGTCGCGAAGGCCAAGGCGGCGCAGGAAGCTGAGTTCCTAGCAACCGCGCAACGAATGATAGACGAACAGTTGAAGAAGGCGATCGAGGACGCGACCGCGGAACTGGCCGATGACAACGACGCATTGGAAGCTGAGATCAAGCGGCTCAAGCAGTCCACGCGAAAGCCGGATCTCGAACTGCTTGAACGCAACATCTGTCGATACCTGCAAAGTCAGTCAACCGACGGGACCGCGCAACGCGACAAGCTGACAGATCGGCAATGGCAATCGCTCTCTGAGCTCTTGAACCTTCGTATCGTGCGCGGTCGCAAGGCCTATGATCCGGTCTCGCCGGCGCAGCAAAAGATCAACGAGGAAAGGTTGCGGATCGCCAGCCTGATTACGCAGGCATTGGAAACGCTCGCGGCCGCGCCGCCGGTTGAAGCGATGAAGGCGGTGACATGGCCGGTGCAGCGCAAGCAGCACGCACGGCTGATTGGGGATGTGCGCGCGTGGATCGACGCGTACCAGGAGGATCTTATCAGAGAGGGCGACGTGTGATGCCGAAATTAAGGAGACCCTGGCCGCACAATGGCGCCGGCGTCACACCGCTCGGGCGCGGCCTGGTCGCCGGCGGCGTGGCCTCACAATGGCGCTGGCGCGCGTGGACGGTGCTCCGCAGGCGCGGTTTCGATCCCCCGGGGGTCCGCGTAGGGGATGGGCGTGCCCTCCACCGGCGCGGGTCGCGGTGTTTGTGAGCGACAAATAAACACAGGGGGTGGTGCGACATCGGGGGTGGTGACGACGCGCGAAAACGCGCGGCATCGGCTGATGTCGCGCGTGCGATCTTCGACTGTGGCGGATACGGCGCTTGGCGGGCGTCAGGCGCGCCTGACGCGGCCTCGAGGCTGGGAGCATTCTACCCCGAACCGGTGTCGGGCGCGAGCTTATTGGCCGTCGCCACGGCGTCTCAGGCCGCGGTAGAGCCGACCCGGCCCGGTGATCGACCGGCAGCTCGGCCAGGGCGCCGGTGGGATGTTCGGCAAAGGGCCTGGGACGCCAAGCACGGCCCGATCAGGTCGCCGGCAGCACCAGGTGCAGCACCAGGTGGTGCGCGAGCTTCGTCTGGATCCAGCTCGATGACTGCGGCCGGAACTCGGTGATCCGCTCGCTGCCGATCCATGCCGCCATCGGCCCTGCCCGGCAGCCGGCGGCGACCCTGGCGCGCACGGCCTCGACCTCGGCCCTCTGCTGATCCGACAGCCGAGTGCCGCGCGCCCAAGGCGTGACCAAGACCGACCGGCCGCCGCCGGCGAGAAACAGGAACGGAGGTTGGCGATCGGGCGGCAGCGGCAGGCGCGACCTGCGCTTGGTGCTCTCAGTCGGATGTCTCATTCCCGCCCCGTGTCCAAATTTGGACGTGAGCGTGACCACGGATCAGGGCGACAGGCAACCGGCTGCAACAGCCTGTTGCGGCCGTTCTCGGGATGTCCCGGCCGGGCTGGAAATACGCCATTTGGCGCATTTGGACATGACCGCCGACTATCACCAGCTATCGCTACGCACTGTTGCACGACGCGCTGGCAGCCGGTTACAAGCCCATGACGCGACAGGATGGCATGCCATGGTGACAGAAACCGAGGACGGCCAGTGGATGAGCTATGCCGAACTGGCGGAAAAGCGCGGCATCAGCCCTCGATCAGCAACCCGGATGGCGTTCCGGCACAGATGGCGCCGACAGGTGGCAAATGACGGGACAGCGCGGGTTTTCGTTCCGGCTTCTGCCCTCCATGGCAACCCCCATGACGCTGCCATGGGGGTGCTGGAGGACGTCGTCGCCGTCCTCCGCGAGCAATTGGACAGGGGCGAGGCCAGGATAGCCGCGATCCTGCAGCAGCTCGAGCAGGCGAACAGCCGAGCCGACCGGGAGGCGGAGGGCCGCGAGACAGAGCGCGCGCGGGCCGACGCCATCGTCGAGGCCCTGCAGGTCCGGTTGACTGCCGCAGGGGAGGCGGTTGCCGCCGAGCGGGAGCGCGCCGACCGGATCATGGAGCGCAGCAGCGGGATGGCGGATCAGGTCATGCAGGCCC